GTTTAAAGAAGCTAAACTTAAAAAAGAAGTCAAACCAGTAGATATTACTATAACAGGAAGTTTAAGTACACAAGAAGGTGAAATACTTGACAAGGTGCATGCAACCAGTAGTAATTTTGATGGTGTTAAATTAAACTTTTTAAAACCAAGTAAGTAATGAATCAATATTTTAATAGATATGACTATTTTTTGGAAGACGGTGAACATAAAATTGTTCCTGGTATAGAGATTCCACAAAAGTCAACGGACAAATTCTTTAAGTACAAAAAGGGGAAAGACCGTTTAGATAAAATATCACAAGAATATTATGGTACACCATTATTCAGTTGGTTAATAATGACAGCAAATCCTAAACTAGGTTCGGTAGAATTTGAAATTCCTGATAATTCGATTGTTAGAATACCTTTTCCTTTGGTTAATTCTTTACAAGATTATAAAAAGGGCGTAGAATTGTATAGATTATATTATGGCGAATAATAACCTTAATCAGAATGAAAACATATTAGTATTAGTAGATCAACAAAATATTGTACACATTGATCCTAATACTGTAGTGTCCTCATCTGGTGATTTGCAGCCTAGATTTATTGATCACGAAAATCTTGTAATGTATGTTAACCTTGAAGCCGATTTGGTTCCAAGAAGCGTACTTTATTCTGAATCCCAAACAAATACATTAACTTCTATTGCTGAGGGTACTTTTAATTTATTAAGGAATCAAAATTCAGCTAATGAGTTTGAAAATAATTTTGATACAAATTGGACTGAGACATTTGTTTCCAATAATAATGTAGCAAAAAGTAGAACAACCGGAGAAGGGGTAAGTTATGATCCATCCGCACAAACATTTGGTATAGAGTCAATTAATATTACTGTTAAAGGTGCTAACAATATTCCTCAAGTTGGTATTAACTTTATTGATGTTAGAGGAAAAACATTATTTGACGCCCCAGACAATTCACCATATAAAGCTTTCTTTCATCAACCTTGGCCAATATTTTATTTAACGGTTAAAGGATTTTATGGTAAATCAATTAGATATAGACTTCAATTAATTGATTTTAAATCTAAGTTTAATGGTAATACAGGTAATTTTGAAATAACCACAAAATTTACTGGTTCTAGTTATGCATTCTTAAATGATATTCTTTTACAAAATATCATAAATGCGCCTTTCATGTATATGGTTGAAACGCCAGAAAATCTTAAGTTTAATGAAAAAACTGGTTTTGTTGAAAAAAAGGTTTCAAAATCAACAAAAGGATATTCAATATTAAAATCAGTTTATGATGAATACAAAGCTAAAGGTTATATTCCAGCAAATTTCCCAGTAAAAACACTTAGAGATTTGTTAATGACAGCAACAGCATTGGATACTATTATTGAAAAAGAATTATTTTCTCAAACAATAGAACCCGCTGTTTTAAGTGATGTGGCACAATATGACAAGACACTTGATAAATTCGAGAAATCAATAATTTCATGGGGGTCTAGATATCTTACAAAAGAAGATATGCCACCTGATTTTGAAGTGATACCTTTTATAGGTTCTGAAACTGGTGTGACAGTAAATTATTATAGATTAAATAAAGTAACCAACGATAGCACAAAAGTAACTAAGGGGCCATTAAATTTTGATATTATTACTGGGGTAACAACAGATAATTCATTAGCATCAATAGTAAAATATTATACTGATGAGTTAGAAAAAAACTTAGCATTTGGTAAATCACCCGGCGCTAAGTTACAAAACGGTATAGAAACAAAAACAATTGCAATAGATTCTGTAAAAAATATTGGTGATTTTTATAAAATCAGTAATGGACAAATTATAGTATCTAATGAAAAATTAATTAATAGAATTAAAATAATTCAAAATACATTCATAACACAAAGAGATCAGGTTGAAAATGCTGTTGAAGAAAAAATGAATCAGGTCATTCAAACAGATAGTCTTGGTTTTGGTTTTAAACCTACAATAAGAAATGTTTTTGCGGTTATTTTAGCAAATGCTGATACGTACATTAGATTAATGAAAGATGTACATAATAAAGCAATACAAAAATCAGATTTAAGAAAAAACAATATTAAATATTCTGCTAAAGGTGGGGATGATCAAAAAGAGGTTATATATCCATGGCCTGAAGTTAAGAAAAGTGGTAAAGACGATAAGCCAACGTTTTTTTATCCTGCAGATCCAGACATTGTTGGGTTAACAAAAGGAAACGATTATAATATTTGGCCCGAAGTTGAATTTATTGAAACATATAACAGTGTTGCGGTTAAAAGAGTTGACCCTGGAACCGCTAAAGAAATATCTCCTTCTGAAATTTTATATGTTTTTGATAAAAATGAAGAGACAAAAGAAACATATAATGTTAGCTCAGCATTAAAAACAACTGAACTAACCCCATATATAAATAAATCTATTTCAAATGTTCTATATGAAATATTTGAAAGAGCCAATATGATTACATCATTTGACACTTTTGAATATGGTAAGGGATTAGATGAAATAGTAAAAAATGAATTTAAAAATATTAGTGGGTCAACAAAAAATGATCCAGATATTAGGGCAGTATTAAATACTAAAATTAAAACTACAACAGATTTAACTAAAGCATTAAAAGATTTTGCTGAAAAAGAAAGATTTCCATATTTCCAAGATCAATTACCTACGGTTGAATATATTAAAAGTATCACTGATAGTAGCTTTAAAATTGAAAATTATACAAAAACACCACAATCTAATGGTTTAAAAGATAGTGAATTTGAAAAATTACAATCTACATTAGATTCTTATGTAATACCAGAATATAGAGTAAAAGAATTTCCTTTTAATTCTGATTTATATACATCATATGTTTTTCGTAATTTAGCACAAAATACTTTTGGTGCTGGATCTAGTATTGGATACAAAGGTATTTTTACCGTTAATCAAGATCAAAACTTCATTAGTTCTCCGATTAATCCAAAAGCTTGGATTAAATCTGGATTTGAAAAAAACTTATTTACCAATCAAATAAACTATGATACGTTTACTAGAAACTTATTAAACACACCATATTTTCATAAGCAGTTATATGATGACTTCTTAAAAGGTGGTTCTGAAGGTAGATATGTTGGTTCGGCATATATTTTACTAAATTCTTTACCCTATAAAGATCTACAAGATGTTATAGATTTTGATGGTAAGAAAACATTTATGTTTGCATTACTTAAAGAAGTTGGTGCTACACATTATATCCCACATCATTTAGTTTTAAAATGGGGCGCGCAATATCATAGATACAAAAGGTATCTAGTTGATAATTTTGATATTATAAGTGGAGCAACAGTTCCAATTAGTGGGGCAACTTTTTTCGATAATGGTAAAAATGTTTTATTTAATTTAACTGGAAATACAACACCAAATCAAACTGGAATTACAAATACAATAACAGGTGCAACATATAACAGTAATTTATATACTGGTCTATATCCTTATTATCATGGATTATATTCACAAATTGTTAATGGATATAGTTTTTATAATCCTGAAGGTTTTACAAAAACAGAAAGTATTGGTTTATTTAATTTACCATTAGCGGTAATTTCTGCTACTCAATATTCAGCATCTGTAACATCTGGGATAACTAAATTTGTAATATCAAAACCAACTAATAATTCTGGAAATACATTTACATGTTTAGTTGATAATTCTAAATTTTCAGCAAAGGATAATCGTTATACTATATTACCTTCATTTAATGGAAATCAAATTGATGATATAGTTAATAACTTTAATCCATTAACACAAGATTCTTTTAGAATTATATATGATTCTAATAATTTAAAAACGAATCCATCATACTCTACAGCATATTTCCCTAACTATGGTGAGAAATTTGAAAATGTGAAAGATGAGTATTCATTAAACGGAAATAAAAAACGTGTAATGGATTTAATTGCTGTTTTTAGTCCAGACATCTTAGATGAATTTGAGAAAATGTTTATTGAATTTGCGTCACTTGATCTAGATTTAGATACCAAAAGAGAAACAATTGATTATGGTTCTTTTCAAAGTTTATTAAAAGAGATAACGAGTATTTCTAAAGATGGTATAGATTTTAATACCGAGAGCTACGAATCTAAAATAAAAGAAAACCAAACTAAAAAGTTAGAAGAACTAACAAATGCACTTTTAGACACTAGGGCGTTAGACAAAATAACTATTGGTAATCCAAGACAAATTGATAATTATGTTTTATTTGGGTATGTTGGTAGAACTAAAACTTACTCAGTAAACTCATTTAATCAATCACAGTTAACAACAGCAAATCAAAAATTAATTGAATTATACGTTGGTCAAAATATTACAGGGGCAACTTATAGTGGTATTAGTAGTAACCTATATCATCACTTTTTTCAAATAAGTGATATTGAAGTAACACCAGAAAACATATATGAGCATAGAGAACTAGCTAGAATATATGCTGGTTGGGTTAAATCTCAAATACAAGATACCCCAGGGTTTTTCCCGAACTATACTGATTTTAAAAATTATTTAGAATCTAAATTAGTTTTACCACAAATTAATAGACGTGAAATATACTTAGGTAATTTAACTAGAAAATTCACAGATTTAAAAGAAGAAACAAATCAAGGTAAGGTTACAATATACCATGGGTTTAATGAAACTAAAACTACATTATTAGACCTATATCAATTTTTCAAATCATTTAATGATAAATGGATATCAGGTAATGCTATTGGTCAAAGAAGTTTAATGGATGAGTTCTTATTCTTAGATAGAGCAAATAGAGATATTGGTGATGAAGCGTATATTAGTTTAGAGCGTTTAATTTCATTGGCGGATGAAAAAAATATTAAAATAGATTTATATAGCGCTGTTTCGTTATTAATTCAGGGTACTAATTTTGATTTAAGACCATTACCAGCATATGTTAATTTTTATGGAACAAATTCTGGAAACAAAAAGAAAATTTTACCTTCTAAGAATATTGCTAAAACATTATTTGGTACACACTTAGATGTAGATTACCAAGAATCGTCACCAAAGATTATTCTTCAATATATTAACAAAACGTCACAGTATCTTGATATGACGAGAGTTAGTAAGGAATATAAATTTAAAAACGATGGGTTTGACATTAAAAATCCAAACAACAACCCACTTCTTATTGAGCCAAAAATATTCATGGAAGCGGATCTATCAAAATCAAATAGAGTTGTTTCGTTTGAGATAAACTTTGGAGACCAAGCTCAAAACATATTTAAAAATATCTCATTAGATCAAAGTACATATAAAAATACTAATGAGAGTGCTTTAGCACAAGAAAGATTAGCTAGATCACAAGGTGGTGGTGGTAGCCATTCTGTTGATATTGGTTTATTTGACATTTATAAAACAGCATCATATCAGTGTACTGTTACATGTATGGGTAACGCAATGATACAGCCAACCATGTATTTTTATTTAGCAAACGTACCTATGTTTATGGGGACATATCTGGTATTTGATGTTAGTCACTCGATAAAGCAGGGTACCTTTGAAACAACATTTACAGGTGTTAGAATTTCAAGTAGCTCGTTACCTTCACTTGAAAGTAGCTTCATGTCTAGTTATAGACCTTTATTTAGTAGAATACTTTCTGCTGCTGTTAAGAAAAAACAACAAGCAAATCAGTTACAGACATCTGTTAAAACATTAACAACGGCTGATAATAAATCATTCACAATAGATCCGGGAGCACCTGAAAGAGGAGAAGACTTAAATAACATAGTTAAAAAATCTGGTTTCTTGTTTACTGATTTAATACCATATAACGGTCAACAAATAGACGGTAAACCTGAACAATACATTCAATTAATAACTCATAAGAATGAAGAATGGTTAAGAACTAAAGTTTGTGTTTTAGGGGCTGGTAAATACACACCATTAAAAGATGGTTCTCCGGCCGACCTATCTCTTGTAAGTTCTTGGAAAGCATCCCCTAATAAGATTGTTAAACTTTCAACTATTAATGAACTATATGAAAATTATTCAATTAGAGCGAATGTAACAAACAAGAATAAAGAAACTATTTTTGAATATGATACGGTTTTCTATTCACCAAAAAATGGTACAGAATATAAATTAGAAACACGTGTAGATCCTAATGCTGGTTTATTTGAGGGGCCTATTCATAATGGACCAAGTATCAGTGATGCAACTTATGGTAAATTTGGTGTAGCCCTTAGCCCAACATTAATGAGAAAACTAAAATTAGTGGAAGGTGATGTTGTTTATATCAAGTATATTAAGATATAAATTAAGAAAAAGATAAATATTGATGTATTTATAGGTAATATATTTTAACACTATGGAAAAGTTAAACAAAGCGGTTGATCAGTTCTTACAACCAAAAGTTTCAAGAACAGTATCAAATGACAAAATGGAAAGAGAAGAATGTGATTTACAAACTGGCGAATGTTATGTAATCAGATCAAAAGACGGAATTGTTGAAAGAATTAATAAAAAATACATTACCGAAGACGGTAGACAACTATTACAAGATTAATACTATGTTAGAACAAAAACTTTTACAGGAAGTAAATAGATTTAGAGAAATCAACAGAAATGCTACTAAGCACTATGTAATTAATGAGCAAGCAGAGCCCGCACCATTACCTCCAGCACCAGGTGGTGATTTACCACCAGCAGATGCACCGGTAGATAGCCCAGAAATGGGAGCAGCAATGCCACCAGCACCATTACCAGATAGCCCAGAAATGAGCGAAACTGAAGAAGTTGATGTTACAGATTTAGTTAATATGACTAAAAACATCAAGAATGAACTTGAAAGTTCTAAAATGGAACATGATGGTGTAATCCAAAAAATGGATACCGTATTTAGTAAATTAGATGATTTAGAATCTAAATTAACTAATATGGATGCTATATTATCTAAAATTGACGAATTGGGTACAAAGGTTCAAGAGATGAAACCACCAACCCCAGAGGAAAAATTAGAAATGCGTTCTTTGGATTCATATCCTTTCAGCCAGAAACCACAAGAGTTTTTTACTCATAAACAAGAAGAAATGAGAGCTAGCGGTAAAAATGAATATGTTTTGACAAAAAATGAAGTTGAAAATTATTCAAAAGAACATTTAATACAAAGCTTTAATCCATATAAAGATGAACAACAATCTGAGTTCTAATGTAAACTTTTTTTTAGGCTTACAATTTCAATTTAAAATATTACATTGGCAAACTAAAGGTTATGCTAGACATATGGCTTTTGGTGACATTTATGACACATTAGGAGGTCTTATTGATGAATATGTTGAAGTTTGTATGGGAAAACACGGTAGATTTACTTTAGATAACTCTACAGACACTATCCAAATGGCGAATCTTACGGATCTTAATATTGTTGAATTTTTACAAACAGCAAAAAATAGACTTATAGGGTTTAATAACGAATTGTCAAAAGAAAAAGATTCAGATCTTTTAAATCTTAGAGATGAGATGCTAGGATCAATTAATAAATTGGCTTATCTATTGACCTTAGAATAACTTTTTAGATACTTTTTAAAATTATTTTTAGCCCAGATTTTGTAATCTGGGTTTTTTTATTTATATTTTACTATTGTCAATTTAAAAACAAAATTATGAGCACAGTAGACGCAGTACTTGCACAGTACGAAAAAAACAAACAATCCGCAAGCGGAAACGGTAACAAAGTATCAAGTGAAGACAGATTAAAAAAGTACTTTACAACGGTTTTACCAAAGGGTTCTAGAGGTGAAGAACGTAGAATTCGTATTCTACCTACAGCCGATGGTACAACACCATTTAAAGAGGCTTATTTCCACGAAATTCAAGTGGACGGTAAATGGGTAAAGCTTTTTGATCCAAAACAAGAAGGTAAGCGTTCTCCATTGAATGAAGTATATCAGGTATTGATGAATACCGGTGTTGAGGCTGACAAAGAATACGCACGTCAGTATCGTTCTAAGAAGTTCTATATTGTTAAGGTTATCGATCGTGATAACGAGCAAGATGGTCCTAAATTCTGGAGATTTAAGCACAATGGAAAGCAAGATGGTATCTTAGATAAGATTTTCCCTCTTTTCCAAAAGAAAGGTGATATTACAGATCTACAAACCGGTAGAGATTTAACATTATTCCTAAGCTTGACAAAGTCAGGTAATGGTAAGGAATACACAACAATTAATTCTATTATTCCTGAAGACCCATCTCCACTTCACACAGATGATTCTGTAGCAAAAGGTTGGGTAAATGATGAGTTAACATGGTCAGACGTGTACTCTAAAAAACCAGAAGAATACCTAGAAATGGTTGCGAAAGGTGAAACACCAACTTGGGATTCAGAAGGTAAAAAATGGGTTTCAGGTGCTAGTAATGGTGAAGATACAATTGTTGGTAAAAAACAAACAGTTGTAGTGCCGATTGAAGATCCTCAAGAAGACGAAGAAGCAGACGAAAATCTGCCATTCTAATCCAATGGGCTGGCGATAACGTCAAAAGCCCTCTTTTTTAAAAATTATTATTATGGCTATAAAGAAACAAAATTTCTCAATTTCACAACTTGCTTCGAAATATTCAAGCAAGACAACATATAAACCAGATCGTTTCTTAGATTTGGGTGATGCATTTCTTGATGCTAGTGGATTACCAGGTCCAGCATTAGGGCACATCAATATGTTTTTAGGTCACTCAGATACAGGTAAAACGACAGCTTTACTTGGTGCAGCAGCAGATGCTATTAAAAAAGGTATGTTACCAATTTTTATCATCACAGAACAAAAATTTGATTTTGATCATGCTGCAATTATGGGCATCCCAGTAACAAAGGATGTTGACCAATCAACAGGCGAAGTTACCTATTCAGGAGATTTCATTTTTAAAAATGATTTCGAATACATTGAGCAGATAACTGATTTTATCAATGAAATGCTTGATTTACAAGAAAAAGGTGAGTTACCATATGATTTACTATTCCTTTGGGATTCTGTAGGCTCTGTGCCTTGTAAAATGACCTGGGAAGGTAAAGGTGGTAAACAGCACAACGCATCTGTACTTTCAGATAAGATTGGTATGGGTATTAACCAAAGAATTTCCGGCTCAAGAAGAGCAGATAAAGACCACACAAACACTTTGATTATTGTTAATCAGCCTTGGGTTGAATTACCAGATAATCCTTTTGGTCAACCAAAGATTAAAGCTAAAGGTGGTGAATCTATTTGGTTAAATTCAACACTAGTGTTCAGATTCGGTAATGAGAAGAATGCTGGAACAACAAAAATTTCTATCACAAAGAATAAAAGAACTGTTACTATTGCTACAAGAAGTAAGATTACAGTTATGAAGAACCACGTTAACGGTATTCAATTTGGTGATGGAAAAATTATGGTAACACCTCATGGATTTATGAGAGCAAAAGAAGCCGCGGAAGAGAAAAAATCTAGAGAGGATTATGTGAAGGATAACTTGACATACATCAGTTCATTATTTGATGAAAAAGTCGACAATGTTGAGGAGATTAAGTTCGAACCAATATCAGAAGAAGACAACGAGGATTAATTGTTTAACTATTAAAGAATAGACTAAATGTCTAATACATTGTTGGTTGATGGTGACAACTTATTAACCATTGGATTCTACGGTTTAAAGACCCATTTTTATAAAGGACAACATTTCGGTGGTTTGTTTCATTTTATCGATACTCTCAGAAGATCATTTGAAAATTATCAGCTTGATAAGATCGTGGTCTTCTGGGACGGTAAAGATGGTAGCCAATCTAGAAGAAAAATATATAGTCCATATAAAGAGAATAGAAAAACAAGAATCAAGACGGACGAAGAAATTTACGCCTATCAAAGACAAAGATCAAGAATCAAACAATATTTGGAAGAAATCTACGTTAGACAAGGTGAATTCGAATATTGCGAATCAGATGATTGTATCGCTTATTACACACAAAACTCCCCTAATGAAAAAAAGATAATCTATTCTTCAGATAGAGATCTAGCACAGTTAGTAAATGAAAACGTAAACATTTACAACCCAGCTCACAAAAAGGTTTACAAAAAGAATGACATGATTGAATATGATCATGAAAATATTCTTATTGAAAATGTAAAACTGGTTAAAATACTTTGCGGGGACCCATCAGACAATATCTATGGAATTAAAAACTTGGGAATTAAGAGACTAATCTCACTTTTTCCTGAGATGCAGACTCGCCACTTAAGTTTAGAAGAAGTAAGAAATCAAGGTAATTTAATATTTGAAGCAGATAAACACAATAAGTTAATTGCTAATTTTCTTACAGGTGTAACCAAGTTGGGTGTGTACGGTGATGAGTTTTTTGATATGAATAATAGAATGGTATGTCTTGACGATCCTATACTCACCGATGATGCTAAAGAAGGTGTTAAATCTTTAATCACTGATAGACTTGATTCGGATGGTCGTTCTTATAAAAATGCCATGAAAATGATGACAGAAGATGGTATTTTCACAGTTCTACCTAAAAGTGATGATGCCTGGATTAAATTCTTAAACCCGTTTCTCAGATTAACAACAAAAGAAAAAAATAAAACCATAATTAAATTTAAAATTAAATAAAAACTAAGACTTATGAACATTCAAGAACAAAACAAGTTTGAATTTTTACTTACACTAGACGGCAATATCATCTGCCAAAGATTTTTTAACGTTAGGGATTACAATCCTGTAACAAGAAAATCTATGGAATTGCATTATGAAGTAAAAAATATTTGTGAAGAAATATCGGAAGATTTGAAAATAAAAAGTTCCGAATACCTTATCGAAAATCAAGGATTTTTTATGAATAACGACTTTGTGGAAGATCCAAAAGAAGCAGAAGAACAGTACTTTTTGCTACAAATTAAGCAAGGTGACGATGTATTTATTCAAAGAATATTTGCTGCGCACTACTACCATCCAAAGGTTAGATATGCTGTAGATATTCGACCAAAATTGAGAAGAATTTTGGCAGATTTAACTGAAGTTTTGTCATATGGTAATCCAGAAACGACATATCTTCAGTACCAACTTTAATTTATTTTATAATTTTATAATATTATGAC